TTTTTTTTTAAAAAAATAAAGAAAACAAAAGGACGATCGGTCCTTACTCGCAAGGCTTGTTGATAAAGTTGGAGAGGGGCCAGGTACGTTCGGTTTGAATCTTGTTCGTGTATTCGGTACACGTAAAGTAGCGTCTAATCTCTTGTTTGGTTGGAAAGTGATCGAGAGGTATCTCGGGAAGAGCGAGATCCGGGGAATCACCAAAGGTGAGAGAAAGACCAGCGCGATTGGGAGTTATCCCTTGGTCGGCGTAGTAGTTGTATACATCATTAAGAACCCAGAGGACACGGTTGTGGTTGCCACAACTTGCGTAAGCGAAGCCTACGGCTTGTGCCATTGTGATTTCAGGCGTGGGATCTCTTGCTTTCGTATGATAGAATTGAGCAAGCATTTTGATCTCATCGCGGTGAGGGAGTCCATTATGATTTCGGTACGACAATACTTCGCAGCCATTGAGGCTGTTTCGGACTTCAGACTTTTCGAGGTTGATTTTGGATTTGAAATAATAATCAGCCAGTTCGAGAAGACGTTTCATGAAGTCGTCATGTGTGTTCGGAGGTAATAGAACACCCAGTCGGATAATTGAATCGTCGCCTTGTACTTTGATAATACAAGAAAGCGGGTCGAAGCCTAGCGCACTTAAAAGTGTCGCGAGCATTGTGTAGTTATACCATGAGTCCAGGAGCTGTGTGATGAACAGGCCAGAGGGGATGCCTGCAAATCTTCTTCGGTACATGCGGCCGTCAGGTAAGACGATCACAGCCTCGAAAAGGTTTTCGAGTGTCCAAAGGAAGAGGCGGTCGAGTCGACGACCGTGCTCAAAGGACCAGCGGGGGTATGTCGGATAGCGGTGCGTGGGCACATATCCTTCTTCGAAGGTCAGAAATTCACGTACATTGTACATGATGCGTCGAATAAGCGTAAAATACGCTCTTTTGTCGAAACGGGACCAGTCGAGTGTAAGAAAAGACTTCTGAAGGTAGCCACAATATAGCTGTCTGTTGAGTCGGAACCATCCACCAGTGAAGGTTTCAAAACCCCAAAGCATTGGAGTTTTACCAGGATTGAGTTTAATCCAGGCGATGTATTCCCAGTATAGCATTGTGTCAGCGATAATCCAAGGCTTGGAGCAGCCCC